CCCAATAGCACCAAACTACGCCTGCGAGCTTTACGGCGGAGCCGCTCGCCAGCGAGTGTGGAGCGTACTCCTAAAGTCAAATAGGCTGCAAGAATGTGGACAACTTGAGCGGGTTTCCTGCGTGTCGTCCACAGTTTATCCACAAGGCGCTTAATTGCTTCCATCGCAATCCTTCGAGTGATTTTTAATCGTCACTTGGAGAATGGTCACGGCAACGAGTGGACGGGCGCTGTCAATTAGGAACACTCGACCACAGCCGCAGGTGTGTTTAATCTCGGTTTTCATCGAACTATCCCCAATCCGCTCGCTTTTAGGATTTCCACATTCTCATCACCCATAGCGCACAAGATCGCCGGCATAAAGATACCCGCCGTCTTGCCCTGCCCGCTGATGAACTTGAGATTACTAGGCAACAAACAAAGCGCATCTGCCCATTGCCACATCTCGTCGAACCATCGAGCTTTGGAGATCTGAACTAGCGCGATGCCGTTATTGTGTTTACGGAACTTGTTAGCCCACGGAGTTACGTCGGAGTACGGCGGATTCATCCACACTCGACCTTCCCACGGACTCACCAAGCCGTCATCGATGATTGTGTAGAACCGTTTAGCCGGTAACCACGGGATTCCGTCCGGCGGTGATGACACGTCTAAATCGAACTCCACTCCAAGCGCCTCGAATATAAATGGCGGTGTGTAGTAATCGTCCGACGTTTGCGCGTCGATCATTTTGTCTTCAATACCTAAATCTAGGAATTCGCTCATTTGGATCCGCCCCAACCTTTTCCTTTAAAGTGGATCGGGTTAGCCGTCCACACTCTCACCATTGGAATCATGCAACCATCGCAGTACGGGTTGCGTTCGAAGTTGTCTTGCATCGATCTCCGGATCGTCGTGACTTTGCCACACACTTCGCACCGGTAATCGTACTGCGCCATTATTTCGCGTCCGCTAACTTGTTGATTCCCATAACGCCGCAAGATAGGCATTGAACCCAGACGACTGCTTCGCCTAGTGGAATCTCACTCTTGAACACGGCGTGATCTTTTACGGTTTTCTCAACCCGACACTGGAAGCGTAGCTTCTCCATGACTGCTCCTTCGTAAATTCTCGATCGGGTGCAAGTTGTACTGCTCGACCCAATAGGTAGGTTGGTCGCGTCTGCGCCACTTTTGATTCTTTGCGATTGCTACCGGTATCCAGCCCTTGAGTACGTAATTGGGACTTTTACCCGTTACGAGAATCGCGATGTCGGTATTCCGGTCTGAATCGTAGATAATCAAGCTACCGGAGTCGTATTTCGTCCACTTTACTTCGATGATCGAACCAACGTCGGCTGTGCGTTTAAATCGTGATGCCCGCGGGTTGAAGTCTTTTATACCGAAGTATTTGGCGACCGCTATCTCGGCTCCAACGGACTCTGCAATCTCGCAGATATAGTCATGGAATGACAGATTCTTGTTGTATCGCGAGACGTGATCGGGTTTACCTTCTATTTCCTCGACGCGTTCGATAGCCACTTTCGCAGCCGTCCACTCGTCCTCATGTGCGATCTTCATTTTCATTTGCAAGCCGCGCAATACCAGAGTTCGTTGGAACCCATCACTTTGTCGTATTTGCCACCGTCGGCTCCTTTAAACATTTCGCACCGATCGCACCACTCCACCTTCGGCGGTGGCACTTGGTCACGAATAACGGTTCCATCGATTTCGATGACGGTACGTTCGCCGGTGTCTAGCCGGATCATCTCCATGCCCGCCATTAGTTTCTCGCCTTCCAATCTCCGTTAGAACCGAGTTCGTACCAAATCGGGCTGCATTGGTTGGCTTTTACTTTCTCGACGCAGACGTGTCCTCGGTAGGGCTTGTTAGTTTTAGGCGATACGCCTTCCTTCAGCAACATGTGACCGTGTGCGCAGATCGGTGACTCTGATAAAATCTCGCCACCTAGCTTCGTCTTAATATCGTCCATCGCTGATTTCGCCGTAGCAAATCCGTCCTCACCGAATGGCTTAGACCACGGGTCGTCCTCGATAAACGATTTCGGCATGGTTTCGACCTGCTCCATATTTTCTAAACTTGGCTTCATTTCCGTACCTAGAACGACCGACGCGCATCGACCTATTGCGCTGCTGACTGTGTCTTCGATATACCAGCGCTTCATTTGCACGTTATACGCGCCAACCATGCCGTGAGCGAAGTCGATAGCCGCAGGCTTTTCGTCCTCGTAATTCCGGTAGATCCGGCACTCGACTAGCACGTAGCCTTTCTCAGGCTGCCAATCGATGATCGAAGTTTCGATCCGGTTGGTCGGGTAGGTTGCATGAAGTCTGATCACTTTTTGATTTACGGTCTCATAACCGTCCAAGAATCCCATTAGCGGATCTCGGCATTTCTACGAGCTGCAATCTTGCCGCGAATAAATCCTTCGCGCTTGCCTTCTTTTAGCCCTAGCGTGTAACCGCACGTAAAGCCGACCGTTAATCCGATCAGCATCCACATTGCTACTTCTCCGAATGTGTACATATTTGCTCCCGATCCGAGAGTTACTGAACTTCGCTCCCTACGAATAGAGTGAAGCAAAGGTGAGACATCGTCAAGAATCAGGCGTGACTTTGGGCGTGTCGGTTTGGTCTTTCGCCTTGTCTTTGAGTCCGTTAGAAGCCAACACGGAACCGAGTGCGCCGGTTAGGAATATGGTCAGCGTAGATAGAAGCTCGATGAACGCTCGATCGTTGGGCGCTTGGTCGCCTAGCGGTTGAGTAACGAATATCAACGCGTAAAGCATTCCGGCAACCGAGAACATGAAAGTGAGAGCCAGAGCGACTCCGATAAATACGATGAGTCGGGCTTTTAACTGCTCGTTACTTAGGCGCTTTTGATGTGAACCCATTGGGATTTTCTCCGTATATGTCCTCAGTACAGACTCCGGTAGCCTTGCATTGCGGCGGATTGCACTCAGGCGAATCCCAGTTTTTGAATTCTTGGCACTCATACCGCGTCCAACCCTGATAACCACAACCAGACAACCCTAACGAAATACCTAAAGCTAGGGCTGCCCAGAGTAGTTTCCGAGTCACTTCCCCTTTAACCCGAAAGATGCGTCGTTAGGATTTAGGTAGCGCAAGACCACCGGTATCACCGCAGCTAGTCCGGCTCCGGCGATCGCCTTTGGATCCGTAATCCCTGCCATGTAAACGGCGATGGAAGCCGCTAGAAATGAACGCGCCCAAGAAGCGGCTAGTCCTTTGATTTCTTTCATTTCTTTTTCTCCTTTTTTAAGATCGAGAGCTTTGGAGTCTCGACTTTAATCGTTGGATATTCGCCTTTGTACGGGACATATTTTGGACGACCAAAGCCGACCACTTCCTTGCCCACGGTGCGAGTTTTAACCATGACCATGCCGCCGTTGCGTTGGTCGCCGCTTCCGGATGTATTGCCTTCGATAGTTGTGATCGTCTTACCATCGATGCCGACGACAATTCCGACGTGAGAGATTCGATCAACTCCATCGTGTGGGAAGTCCATAAAGGCTAAATCACCAATTGCCGGTATCTCGTTCCACCGTGAAATTTCCTTGAATTTATGCGCACCCACGGCGGTCGATACAACCGAGTGAACCTTAACGCCGGCTTGAGCCAGCACCCAATTACAGAACGAACCGCACCACGGCAACCCATCGGCTTTTGTGAATTTGCCGTATTTGGTTAGGTTGTCGCCTTCCTCGATCGTTCCGATTTCGGCTTTTGCTATTTCGATGGCGTGTGCCGCCGTACCGATTGGATAACTCATGAGAGTAAAAGCGTCGCTTCCTCGGCTGTTATTCCTAGACGTGCTAAAAGTGCAGCCTTTTCAACCGCTTTTGCTTCTGCCTCAGCAGCCTTTGCCTCATCTATTGCTTTTTGAGTTGTATAGGCATCGAACTCCTCATCGGTCATTTCGCGATCAATGACTTCGTTGGTCTCGGTGTTGTGGATTCTTATCATTGGATTAGGCATTAGTTGACTCCGTAGACTAGGACTTGACCTGCTGTGAAAGAGTTGGCGCTGGTGCTAAAAACTAGACTTGAAATCGCTGTCGTCGATTTAAAAATCCCTGACTGACCAAATGAAAAATCACTTGGATCGGACTGACGAAATCCGCCGTAGAAATTATATGATTTTCTATAAGTACTACTTGCATAATTTGTTAATTCGAGCGTAAATGCGTTTACGGCTGAGTCATATTGAACCGCCGAATAAGTGTCGATATAACCTGCGCTTGATGCTACAACACTTGCAGAGCCGCCCACGCTTCTAAACATTGCGTAATCTGTGGCATTTGTTGTTCCGTTTGGCGCTATCCGCAGAACCATTTGATTCGCCGATGAAGTTACTCCGCTAATAACTATAAATAAATTTTTATAAGATTGACTTATGCTGCTGATTGTTGTCGAAGTGCCGCTCAACGTTATTGTAGACAAAAGGGTCATTCCACCACCACTCGCTGGCGTTGCCCAAGCGACTCCGGTCGCAGCTGTTGAATCGGCGGTCAACACTTGACCATTTGTACCAACCGCTAAGCGCGCCGGAGTATCGGCGGCGGTCGCCGCAATCAAGTCACCTTTTGCGTCAACGATTGCATTTTGGATCGCGTTGGAGTCGTCTTGCGCGACCCACGTAAAATCGAGATCGGTTCCAGATGCCTTTGATAAGACTTGACCGGTTGTGCCGCCTTTAAGATCAACGAACGAAGCGTCGATTCCGTCTCCAAGTGTCTCGATCGCCGTCGCTCCGTCTTTGACCAAATCGGTCGAAGTTGGAACTGTCCAGCCAAAGTTTGGCGTGGTTGTTGCCATGTTGTCTCCTTTACGCGACGATGAAAGCGTCGTCCCAGATAAGTGTATTTGATAGTGTGTTCCACTTCTCCGCGCCACTCACGTCGTTCCACTTCATGGCTTGAAGCGAGAACTCGGTCGGTGTCAGATACATGGAAAGAGTTAGGGAGTTAATACCGGCTTGGATCTGCCAACCTTCGACAAATCCTTGAAATTTTGTCCCCATGTTGACCGGTAAATCGTTAATAGTTACCGGCATGCCCATGAAGACGTTTAGAAGGCTATCTCGATCAGAGTCGTCTAATTCCGGCGAGCCGATAGGGAACGAGATCTGATTAAAGTTAGCCCGTGGATAGGCTCGAAGTCCGAGATAGAAAGCCGCTTGAGATATGGCATCGGCTCCATTTTCTAGAGTTGTTTGAATAGATTGAGCAAGAGTGCCGTAGATGTCAATGGACGGCTGCTCAAAATCGGAGACTTGTTGATTGTTTTTATATTGGATCGTGATTGAGTTGCGAACGTCTCCCGATCTGGTCGCTAATTCAAGTCCAGAAGCAAAGGCGTTATTTGCGCTTAGATCCACATATCCATTTGTAGAAAGATACGAGCTGCGATGAGTGCTGTCGGCGTAACTAATCTGACCCGCGCCGTTCTCATATAAGTAGCCAAGTCCTGAATTTGCTAGGGCGGCGACCAAAGTATAGGCATCGGTCACAGACGCACTTCGAGCGTGCAATTCATAATTGCCTGTGTCTATCTCACCAAGTCCAGAGTTCTCGGCATTTGCCCAAGTGATCGTCGGATCATAGGCAGCCCAAGTAAGCGCCGCGGGAACTTCGTTCCATGAGCCATAAAGAATTCCGGCGAGAACGTCGTAAATCTGCTCACCGTCTAATTTTTTTACTAGAACGCCTTCCGTGAGTACCTTTGGAAGCCTAGAAAGCGCACCGAGAGCGGTAATCGAGACGGTCTGGGTTATTCCGATCGAACCGCCGGATTGAACTCCCACAATTATGTCGGTGATAGATCCGCCAAAGAGTGCGACTGGATCGCCATTGGAGTCGTTAACGTAAACGGTCACGGCTGAGTTAATTGTCGGAGTGATAGCCGAATCGTCTAGGTTGATCAGAGTTAAATTGCAATAGCCAGCGATGGCTTGCGTATAGATATCGTTGCGACCAGATCCAATATTTAGATTGGTTAGGGATACATCTTTGTACTCGATGTCATCGATCTTGATGCTCCACGTTGGAGTCCAGATCGTCATACTAAGGCGAACCTATTCGCGCCTAGAGTGCCGCGAGCATTTGATCGATTGAGTACGTCGACGATTGTTCGAGCTGTGCCTTCCGCGTCAATGGCTCCGTTCACGGTTATGTTGAAGGTGCTACCCATGCCGCCGTTGGGAACGATTGTCCCGTTCGAGCTTGGGACGAACATCTCCGCGCCCCGCTCACCTACGACGTAAGACTTGCCAGCCGAGACTGAACCACCTTCGGCGCGAAAGCCACCGAAAGCCGAACTGATCGCATTACCGATGCCTTTGACGACCGGATTATTAGCAACCAAAGAGATCAGGGATTGGATTGCACCCACGACACTTTTAACAATGCCAAAGAGTCTTTCGAATCCGCTAATCAAGCTACCGACCACATTGATGACAACTCCCAACGCGATACCGATTCCTTCAATGGCAAGTTTTAAGACTCCACCAAGCAACGGTGCCACGAAATCTTTTAAGAATTTAAAGAGAATCGCGAATTGATCTTTGTTAGCCATAACCGCGTCTTTGATTTGATCGAACGCGAACTTAAAGCCTTCAAGTACCGGTTGGAATATATTTGTAATTAAATCTATGTACGTCTTGAAGGCGTTGGTTAATCCTTCTTTTCCACCGACGGAATCGATGAATCCGGATACCGCTGGAATGACGGTATTTACGATTGTATTGATCATCGGAGTA